TTTTTTACTTTTTTGTGTAATTTAATTATTAATTTTTTTAAATTTTTACGCGATCCATATTCATAGTTTTTACTTTTTTTTATGTGATCCGTTTTTATTTTATTTTTTTCCCAATAAGGAGAAAGAAATGCTGGGCTTCCCCATGCCATGTCGATTCTTTTCTTATCTGTTTTATTCATACTTTTAATTCTTTAAACAAGAGATACCTTTGTCTTCATAAACCCAACAAGTTATCTCTCCGTCTTTGAACTTTTTTATATTCATCGGTAATGGATTTCCTCTTGAATCAACACCATCAAGTTTAGGTGAACAAGAGTTAATTCCAAAAATCGCAACTATAATAGCTGCTAAACAAAGAAATATAATATAGTATTTTAATGAATCAATCATAAATAGTATTCTCTTCGATGAATAATATCATCTCTAAGAGAATTATTTTTCTGAACAGTGACACATCCAGACAAAAGTAAAAATATAAAACTAAGTATTAGGTATTTCATTGTTTTGTTTTTCATTGCATTTAGTGCAGTAATTGTATTTTTCTGTAAATCCGATGTACTCTTTATACTCATGAATACAACTTGTTGTTTTTAGACTGACCGTAGTGACAGTAGTGGTTAAAGTTTCTTCTTCTAAAATGTCATGGGTTATCCACTTCCCGTCTATATAAACAAGTCTTTTAAAAATAACAGACATAAGCTATCCTTAAACAATTCTTTTTATTTCTCGTTCTATGTACCACTTTGCTTTTAACAAATCTTCGGATAGTTTATTTGGGTCTTTTTTTCCAGCTCTGGCTATGTATTTAACTGCGTTGCCTAAATTAAATCCCAAGTGCCAATCTTCTATAGCGTCTATAACTTCTATTTTACCTTGGTTATAGTGAGATGGGTGGTTCACTGTTTCTGTTTTATTATCCATGACTACACCAAATTTAAATGATTAGCATAATTAGACATTTCTTTATTATTTTCTAATTCAATTATTTTCTTCTTTAAATCTTCATTCTCTATCATTAATTGACTTAGATTATAAAGCATGATATCATAGTTATCTGCAACACAATCACACGCAAAGTGTAATTCATGACATTTCATTCGTAAGGTTTGTTTCATTTTTTTACCTTATCAGGAATTTTTTGATACTCTTTACTTGCTAATTCCCAGCCATAAAAAAATCCACCCAAGAACATGCTAATGGATGAAAGAAATATTGACAATAAAAACAATAAGAAATTAATCATAGTCAATCCCTTTTAAAAGTTCGTCAACTCCTATAATTTCATCATATCCATAAAAACTTTTCAACGATATGATTTGTTTTTTTACTTCTTCAGGAAAATATCCCAGATTTTTTACATAATAATATGAAGCAACTATTGCTGGAGCATGACTGGCAACAGCTATACAAGATATTATTTCACAGTGTGATTTATCTTTGTTTGATTGCATCACATTCCGCGCCATGATCTCCATTTTATTGTATTTTAATAAATCTATTTTCATTTTTTTTCATAAACCGTTACATAACAATGACTAAGTATTTCATCAATTTCTTCAACTGATTCTCTGACAAATGTAATTGTACTATCTTGTACAATCATCTCTGTCCCTAATGTAGTTTTAAAGTCGGGTGAATGTTCTTGACGTGTATCCGTTCTATATTCATTGTATTTTACTATCTTATTAGTATTTATTCTAATTTTTTTACCAGTGGTTAAACTCGTCAAAATTATAAACATATCTCGGTTTTTCCTTTGATTTTTTATCGCACTTTGTGCAGAACCAATATTTATCAGTGAATCCTATATATTCTTTCCACTCATGACTACAGGATGAATTAAAAAATTCATCTACTTCATCGTCACTTCCTAATATTTTGAGCCATTCTTCATATGTCATAGTGTGAACAGGTTATAAATTCAATTCACAAACCCCTCCAGCGCAAGCTAGATTTTCAACTCTTGATGTATTATCTTCTTGTTCTTTAACATCTCTTAAATCAACATCTTTGACTTGATCCATGAGTTTGTTGTATGTTGATTCATTGCATTCTTCAAATGGAGCTTGTTTGTACGTTCCTCCGTCATATGGAAGTAAACTAATTCCTGAATATGAATTCCTATTTTTCCACATCGACTCCCTAAGTTCTTCAATTTCTTCAGGTTTATATGAGATAGTTACACTTACATTATGCGTATTTTTACCTGAGTTGTGCCCTGGAGTGATCCAATTTTTATGATAAAAAATGGTTCTATCAAATAAAGATAAGGCTGATTCTTTACTTCTAGTGATAGAATTTTGTGGTGACTTTTGTGGTAATGTAACAACAACCCCAGAAGAAAATAAATCATCCTCAACGAGTTCTGGAATAACTGATGATAAATACTTAGCGAGCACGTCATCCTTGTTCATTCTGATTCTTCTTAAATAGTATTCAGAATGTCTAGCATGAATTCCAGAACTAGAGCCTAAAACGCAACTCGCCGTTCCTTCTGGTTTAATTGCTGTTGTTCGAGCTGCTGTATTAATTCCAATTTTTTTAGCGTAATTAGAGTTTACTTCTTTAACAAGTTGTGCACCTTCTTGAAGCCATTCATTATTAATCTTACCGAATGAATCGGCTATTCCTGTAAAAGAAACCCCCAATAAAGCTTCCTCTTCAGTCATTCTTTTCCATTCTGGACGGATGTATGGGAAATCTGTGTAGCTTGCTTGTAGTGTTCCGATCAAAGCTGCTGCATAGACCCTGTTTAAGAAATCACGTTTGTCTGTAATGCCTGTTTGATTAACAGTTGTCAGATTACAAAATTGATTTGTGTTTAATCCAATTTCCCCACACGGATTCGTTCCAAGGTCTTCATCATTAGTAAAAAAGAATCCTGGTTCTCCTGAATTAGAATCAATACACATTTTATAAATGTGATCAAATTCTTCTTTAGTTACTTTGTCTCTAGGAAGAACAGCTGAATTGTTTGCTCTTGCCCTGTATGGGTGTTTCTCCCACCAATTACCATGCTTTGAAGTAAGCATAGCCTCACTATTCCTATCAAAAAGGGATATCATTGCTGCCCTTCTAATACCACCAGCAAGAACGCAGTCACTAATAATACAATTAATATCATGAACTTCTATATCCGTTAATTTTCTACCGATAGCTTTTTTAAGCCTCAGTTCAACTTCATTTAACATTTTCTGTAGAGGTTCAGGGCCTGGTGCTTTTGCTCCTGTTGTAACTAATAATGATCCTTTTTTTCTAACTCCACTAAGATTAAACTTTGGTCTTATTCTTTTAAAAAAATAGGATTCCATTAAAACATCTAGTGATTGTGCCCAACCTTCGATTGAATCATGAACAACAAATTCACCTTCTTCTTTTGGTTGTTGAATTGTTGGCAGTTGATTAATGTGTCTACGTTGAATTGAATATCCAACACCAGTTCCAGACAACAGCAAAAACAATACTTCACCAAATGATCTTACGTCATTCATGTGAAGAAAGGAACAATTAAAAGGTCGAGTGTTGTTTCTTAATATGGCTTCACCTCCAAATTGGAGTGATCGCATACTAGGCATTACTTGTAATGCATGAACTCTTTGGAATGCCTTAACAATGTCCTTAGAAAGTTTTGGAAATCTTTCGAGGTGCATCATCATGTTTCTATTGATTGTTTCTTCTAGAGATTCTCTTCTACCGAGGTGTGAGAGATATTTAGCATATGTTCTAAATGCAGTGATATCGCTGAGTAATTTATTAGAGCCATTCATTTCACTCATCTTTTTCCTCTTGTTGCTTTTCTTTGGAATTATTTTTATAAAAGATTAAGGATATTATCTCTTGCAGTTCTAGAAGGATAGCTTCTATAAATTCATTCAACCACAAACTCCTCCCATTTTTCAATATCCTCTCTTTGAATATCAACTATATCATCGCATATTATCATAAGAGAATAATGTTTATTTAACCAAAGCCCACTTAAACTAATTACTTCATTTGTTTCACCAATAATTTTACTTACTTTGAAAACAACATCTAAACAATTTTTATGTTTATAAATTTTATTTTTTTCAAACATATTTAAAATGAAAACGGCACTGCGACAAGGAGGAAATCGCAGTGCCGTGGTGGTATGTGATCGAGGGATATGTTCAACGATCACATGATAATCTCTATTGGAGGGTGTAATAGAGATTCAATAATAAGTTTATTTCACCAATTCAACTAATTGTTTTTTTAAACGATTCAGGGCTCGTTGTGCTGCGCGTTTTGTTGAATATCGCTTTGTCCGATACCGAATTCCGTTGAATGTTACACCACCTCGATAAGCAGCTGTATTTGTTTCAAAATGAATTCCACCAACATTAATATTTGATTTCATATATTACCTCTTTATTATTGTTATCAGGTTATAAATAATTAGTCAAGAGCGTGTCTGGATTTTTTAATTCGTCAACATAATATTGTTTATGATTTTCATAAATATCCCCACCAAAAACGTACGGATACATTATTGATTTGTAGATATTTTGGGATAGACCAAAATCCTTCCCTTTCAAAATCATTTCATCATGATCTCTTAGATAAATGCAATGACCGAGTTCGTGTAAAATTACTTCTTCGCGCTCGGATTCATTTAATTCCATGAACCAATAATCAGGATCAACTTCTACGTAATTGTATTTTTTATCTTCAAACATGTAACATCTAGCTACCGTGCGTAAATCATCAATCACAGCAAATTTCATATCAACCGATACAGTGTCACCTGTTTTTGTCTCAAAGTATTCAACATACTTTTTAAACTCTGAGTCAATTTTTGGTTCAATTAGTGAATGTTCTTGTTGACCACACGCTGAAACAAAAACCATCGATAATAAAAGTAATTTTTTAATCATAGATATTTCGTTCGTGTAAAAGAGATACAAGTGTATCTCTTAATTTATCAATTTCGTCGTGCAATTCAGGGGAAAGATCTTCGTATTTTAATTTAGATCTAAGGTGATTCATGAAATCATCTATTACTATTTTATATTTTACACCGTTCATTGCGTACTCGAAATCCTCAGACTCTTCTGGTAAATTAAATTTTAAAATAGCTTCCATGTTTGCTCCTAAATTTGGTCGGCCCAGAGGGATTTGAACCCTCGTGTCACCGCTACCCTTTCAGCCGCTTATAAGACGGAGGGGAT